TTGGCATCGCCCAGGATGCGCACGGAGAGGATCGCGGTCTTAGCCACGGTAGCGCCTCGCTTCCTCGTGCTCCTCGAGCAGCAGCTCGATCGCGGTGTCTAGGTAGATCGGGTCCCCGGCGATCCACTCCTCGGCGGTGATGCCGGAGCGGATCGCCAGGGCGGTGATCAGGCGGACGTATCCGCCGGAGTAGGGTCCTCGTCGTCGGAGGGCTCCTCGGAGGAGACCTGCACGTCGATCAGCTCGGGCAGCAGCTCCTCGTAGGTCATGCCCTCGCGGGGCAGCTGCCCGATGCGCTCGAGCACGGCGTAGGCGAAGAACGAGCCCATCCGGATCTCGTCGCGGGAGAGATCCCAGTTGTTGGCGCGGGCGGTGCGCTCGAGCCGGATCTTGTCGGCGAAGATGATCCGCTCGGGGCCGATCACGTCGCCGTTCGTCAGCTCGACGGCGACGAGATTCTTCTTGAGACCTGCCATTACTTGCCCTTCACTTTCGCTAGTGCTTCGTCCATGAGCTCCTGGTAGAGCGGGACCCAGATGCTTTCGGTGGCCTGTGCGCCCTCGGTGATGTAGGGCCGTGCCTCGATCCCGCGTGCCGGCCAGCCCCAGTGGATCGGGCCGGCGTACGGGATCTTCTTGCGGCCGGCGCGGATCGTGCCGGCGGTCTTGGTGCCCGAGGCGCGGATGTCCCCGGCGAGCTGCCCGGTGACGCGCGGTGCGCGGGCTCGGGCAGCTTCGGCGGCGATCTGCGCCGCTTGGAGGTTCGCGGCCTTGAGGTCCTCGAGGTCATCGCCCGCTGCCTTGAGCGTGCGCCGGAGCTCGCGAGCACCGTCAACCTGCACGAGGGGCCGCTTGGCCATGTCAGCCGCCGATCGTCTCGATGGTCGGCAGACCGATGCAGCGCCACTCGAACTCGGCGGTGTTCGCGGTCTTGACCTCGCCGCCGACGGTGACGGGCCGGACCACGGCCTCGCCCTTCCACGACAGCTCGGCATCGTTGCGGGGCGTGAACACGAACGGGAGGGTCTCCCCGTTGTTGTCCCACGTCCACTTCACGAGGCCCTCGACGGTGTACTCCTGCAGGAACTCGCCGGAGATGGTGACCTCGGGGGTCGCGTCGCCGTCCACGAACTGGTCGCCGGACAGGGTCGGGATGGGGTCCTCCTCGTCGAAGGACGGGTTGATCGCGCACGTGGTGACGTGGGACGCGAACTCCTGCTCGGAGCCGGTGGCGCCGAACTTGAGGGAGCCGGGGCCGAGCTTGTGGGCGGAGACGTTGGCCATGATGGGGCCGCCTTTCGATCAGGTGTGCTCTGTGGTGAAGGTGAGGGTGTAGCCGGGGAAGGTGCGGTCGGCGATGGTGTACGTCTCGGGGCGGGCCGAGTCGGGCAGCAGCACCGGCGCGAGCTCGGCGAGGATCGGCTCGAACATGCCGGACGCCTCGGTCGGGTCGGCGGTCGGGGTGATCGCCCAGAGCGTCCACGTCGCGGTAACCCGTGTCGCGGTCGCGTACTCGAGCGAGGGCGGCAGCACGATCAGCGCGGGCGAGCCGCCGGAGATCGCCGAGACCGCCTCGTGCGGCTGGTCGGTGACGGCCACCTCGAGGCCGACGAGCGCGGTGCGGGCCTCGGCGAGGATCTGCAGAGTGGTCTCGGCGATCATGCGAGCCCCGGGCCGAGGTAGGGGCGAAGCATCGGCCACGCCGGCGTCATGGGGTCGAGCGCGGGCCTCATCGGGTTGCCCATCGTCTCGGGGTCGGCGTAGTTCGCCGTCCCGATCGAGGACACGCGCCGCTGGTAGAGGTTCGCGCCGACCTCGAGGATCGCGGCCGAGAGCACCGACTCGGGCACGGACGCGGCGCCCACCTTGTCGGAGACGAGCTGCGCGGCGCGCGCCTTGCTGTCATCGACGAAGGGGGCATCGCGCTCGCTCGCTCGCACGTACCCTGCGAGGTCCACGTCGGGCATCCCGACGGGGTAGTCGGTGCTCTCGGTCTCGGTCATCTGGATCAGCCCTCGCCGCCGCCGGCGGCAGCGGTGGTGACCGGCACGATCGCGGTCGGGAACGGGACGATCACGGCCTGGTAGCCGTACAGCGAGAACTGCTTGGTCAGGTTGATGATGTTCTCGTCCTGCAGCTGCAGCGGGGCGTTCGCGTTCTTCAGCGTCTTGAGCGCCGAGGAGTCGTAGAACGCCGCGGTGCCGGCGGGGGCCTCGCCGTACAGGCACTTCACGTTGATGGACGCGAGGTTGCCGTTGCCCTCGGGGAGGGACAGCGTGCCGGAGAACTCGTCACCGGCCTGGACCTTGAGCGCGGGCACCTCGTTGTAGGTGAGGCGCTGCAGGGCCTTGAACTGGTCGGTGGAGACGACCAGGCCCTCGAGGCTGAACCCGTTGTCGGCGTAGCGCTGGCCGGCGTCCACGATCACGTCGCGCCAGTCCCAGACGGTCGCGGCGGCCGGCAGCTCGATGCCGTTCGCGGCCTGGCCGTCGATGACCTCGAGGATGCGCTCCCGGAAGTCGGCGTTGGTCGCCTTGATGTAGGCGAGCGCGAGGGCCTTCATCACGGTGTCGAGGTACGGGATCTCGCTGCGCTCGATGACCTGGCGGGTCAGCTCGGTCCAGCCGCCGAACGTCTCGATCGGCTCGCTCTTGGACACGAGCTTGACCTTGCCGGGGCCGGGGAGGTCCTCGCCCTCGCCGGGCTGCTTGCCGGCCACCAGGGTGTTCTCGGTGAGCTGCGCGTAGTCGGCGTTCATGCCGGTCGAGGGAAGCGCGCCGGTCTCGAACGTGTTGATGAGCTGCCGGCGGTCCTCGACCCACTTGATGAACGTGCCGAGGAACGACTCGTTCTTGATCGAGCCCTCGGTGGTCTGGCCGGCGGTGGCGCGGTGGAACTCGAGCGCGGCCTCGTCGCCCGACGCGACCTTCTTGAGGTAGTCGCCGATGGAGCGGAACTGCGGCTCGACCGGGGCGGTGCGGGCCAGGGTGGTGTCGATGCCGGCGATCTGGCGCTCGAGGTCCTGCATGGACTCCTCGAGCGGGCCGAGGTCGGCGCGGGTCAGGGTGGTGTCGGACATGGCGGGGTCTCCCTCGGTGGTGCGGTCAGTGGGGGCGGTGCGGTGGCGGACCTTGGTCACGGTCGCCGAGCTGTAGGCGGGGAAGGGCACGAGCGAGAACTCGCTCGCGCGGACCTTGGTGTGGACGACGGTCTCGGTGCCGTCGTCGGCGACCTCGATCCGGTACTCCTCGGGCCGAAACCCGATCGACAGGCGGCTGATCACGCCGTCGCGGAGCAGGGTCGCGGCCTCGCGGCCACGCTCGGTGTCGGAGAGCGTGCCCTCGACCTCGTACCCGGCGTCGGTGTCGCGGCCGGCGGTGATCTTCCCGATCGGCTCGTCGTGGCGCCACAGCACGAGGGACGGCACGCCGTCGGGGTCGCGCTCGACGGAGCCGGGCTCGAACCGCTCGCGGATGCCCCAGAGGTCGATCGTCTCGCCGTAGGGCACGCCGATGCCGGTGAACGAACGGCCGGCGTCGTCCTGCGCGCGGATCTGCACGTCCAGCTGCCGGTCGCTGGTGATGGTGTCTCGGGTGAGCGTCGTCTCGGTCATGCCGGCAGCTCCTCGGTCGTGGGGGCGTTGGTGGTGGTCTGCTGCTCGACCTCGACGCGCTGCGCGTCGGTGAGCGGGGGGAGGTTCTCAATCGCTCGGACCTCGTCGCGGGTGAGGAACCCGGCGCGGAGCGCGACCTCGTGCGCGTTGTAGCGCGAGGTCGTGTCGGAGCGGAGCAGCGCGTCGAGGTTGAACCGGACGGTCTGGCCGCGCGGGGTCAGCTGCGTGAGGGCGTCCTCGATCTTGCGCAGGTAGGCCATGAGGCCGAAGCGGACGAACCCCAGCCACTCCTGCTCCACGTTGGAGTAGGTCATAGAGTTGCCGTCGATCGCGGTCATCATCAGCGAGGACGGCACGCCGAAGATCCTGGCGATCTCGAGCGTGTCGAACTGCTGCGCCTCGATCCACAGCGCGTCCTTCGGGCTGATCATCAGCGGCTCGTAGTGCAGGCCCTTGCCGAGCACACGGATGCGGGAGGGGTTGTCGATCTGCTCGATCGGCTGGCCCTCGGCATCGAGGTAGTTCCACGAGCGGCGGTAGATCGCGGCCTCGTCGGGTGTGAGCTTGTCGTCGGTCGAGAGGATGCCGGAGGGGTGGCCGGTCTCCCACCAGTGCGAGCTGTACTCGCGCATGTCGCGGGCCGAGCGCATGGTGGTCTGCGCGGCGCCGATCGGGCCGATGCCCTTCACGGCCCCGGGCATGGTCAGGTAGCGGGTCTGCACGATCCGGCCGACGTTGCCGGCGCGGCCGGCGGGGTACTCCTTGCCGTCGTAGGTGAAGATCAGCCGCTTGTGCTCGTCGCGCCACGCGGTGACGGAGTACGGGTCGAGGGGATGCAGCTCGTTCGTCTCGGTGGGGAGGTCGCCGCCCTCGCGCCAGATGTACGCGTTGCCGGTCGTGGCCATGGACAGGGCGAGCTGCTCGAGGAACTCGGAGCGGGACATGTCGAGGTTCGGCCGACGGATGTAGGCGGGGACCTCGGAGCCCTCGAGCACCTGGCGGGCGGGGCCGGTGCCGCGCTCGACGGACAGGCCGAGCTGGCCGACGCTGGTGCCGATGATCTGCAGGGCGCGGTGCACGGCGGGCAGGTGCGCGGCCTCGCCGATGAGGACCGGCGCGGACGCGTCGCGCGGGGGCGGGATGATCCCGCTCGCGACGTTGACCGCCTGCCGGCGGGCGACGCCGCCGAGCAGCGCGTCAGCGGCGCGGGTGAAGATCGACATGCCGGGAGCATGCGACTCGCCTCGGCGCGGGTCCTAGCTTTCGCGACCCCGCCGGGACGCGAGGGGACACGCGGGGCTAGAACAGCTGGATCCCGACGTGCTCCTCGCGGTGCTCGGCGTGCCACAGCGCCACGCTGCCGGCGATGAGCGACGGGACGGGGCCGAGGCTCTTATCGCGGTCGATCCGCTCGACGCCGTTGTTCGTGCGGAGCTGCGCGGCGGCGACGGCCTGCTCGAGCACGCGGGACCCGTCGTGCTTGAGCGTCCGCTCGTCCCGGGCGGCGGCGAGCAGGTCGAGGTCGGCGGTCGAGCGGTCGGGCAGGGACAGGCGACGCACCGGCAGCTCGGCGTCGTCAGCCTCGGTGCCATGGGGGTGCAGGTCGTCGGTGATCCGGCGGACGGGGCCGGCGTCGTCGGCGGCGATCTCGGTCACGCCGTAGTCGTCGCGGAGCCGCCGGAGGTAGGGGAGCAGCCACGACGTGCCGGGGGCCTGGTGCAGCACGCGGAGCACGGGCGATCCGTCGTCGTCCCACCAGCCCGCGACGACGGCGGCGCACGCGTTGCCGGGGGCGACCTCGACGCCGATCCCGACCTCGGAGAGCTCGGGCACGCGCTGGCCGAGGCGGTCGTCGGCGAGGGACGCCCACGAGGCGGCGTCGATGATCGAGTCCGTCACGGTCGTGATCTGGTTCATGTAGGCGCGGATGCGCTCGGAGTGCGACACGCCCTCGGCGTACATCTCGGCGGCGAGGTCGTCCTCGCTGATGGTGTTGCCGAGCGCGGGGTGGAACGCGCGCCAGGTCTCGGGGTCGTCGGGGTCGAGGCCGGCGGGCATCTCCCAGGAGAAGTACGCGAGCGTCGGGTCGGTGCCGTTCTCGCCCGCGTCGATGTAGCGGTTCATGAACGTGCTCGCCGCGGTGCCCTTGGTCGAGACCATCCACACCTGCGCGAGCGCACCGAGGGTGATCATCGCGGGCCGCGCGCCGCCGAGCAGCATGTCGCCGAGCTCCTCGGAGTAGCGCCAGATCTCATCGAAGTCCACGAGGTGCGGAGTCTCGCCGTGCAGCGCGCCGGTCACCGGCGAGAACCGGACGCACCGGCTGTTCGTGCCGTGCACCTTGAGGCCCTCGGCACCGTTGGAGCGCAGGGGCTTGAACAGCGACGCGATGGGCGAGACCTCGACCTGCTCGATCATCTTGAGGATGCGGTCGCGCGCGGCCTTCCCGGTCTGCGCCGTCGAGAACGCGTCGATGCCGGGGCGGGTCATGATCCGGTGCACGCGGACCGGCGTCATGAGCGTGGTCTTGCCCGACTGCCTCGGCACGGTCACGACCACGGTCCGGTACTTGTAGCGGCGCCGCCCGTGCTCGTCGAGTCGGTACTCGGTCGCGATGTCCACGACGTGCCGCTGCCACGGCATTAGCTCGATGCCGAGCAGCCGCGCGACCCTCGCGATCTCCCCGCCCTCGGACTGCCACGACGGGTCACGGACGGGCGAGAACGCGGGAGCGGGCGCGTGCTCGAACTTCTGCAGCGGCGCGGAGACCGCCGGCGCGCTCATCCCGCGTCGCCCTCGAGGATCGCCTCGAGCGCACGGTCGAGGTCCGTGCTCGACACGGCCCGCTCGGGCTGCGGCAGGTCGAACAGCAGCCGGTGCAGCACGTCATGGATCTGCGCACGCCCCGACGGGCGACCGATCCCGACCGTCGCGTCCACCTCGGCGGCGAGGGTGAGCGCCTGCGCGATCTGGCCGGCGTAGAGCTCCTCGTCCATGATGCCGGCGGCGATCTTGCGGTCCAGCTCGGCGCGGACGGCCGTTGCGATCGGCCCATCGGCGCGGGGCGCGGGCCGATCCCACAGCGATCCCTGCTCGTTCGTCATGATCCGGTCCTTCCCGGCCCAATCGGGCCTGACCTGCGGTTTTTCTGGGCTGATCGGGGGGGATTTCCAAGGTTGGCGCGGGTTGGAAGCGGCCCCCCGCTCAGAAGAACGGCCGAGCCGAGGGCGCGGTCGCTCGGCGGCGCGGCGGCGAGGGCGTCGAGGTGCTCGGCGGTCGTCACCTCGCCGTCGTCGGGCTCATCGCTCGCGTCGAGAGCTCGCGAAGTAGTTGAGTCCATTGTGGATCTCTCCTTCTGGTCCATCAGCATCACGATCTTGGAGCTGGTAGTTGCAGCTCTTGTGTGCTGGTCGTTCGTTCGCTGCTGTCCGCTGTCCGCCTCGCTTGCGTGAGGTCACGTGCTGCAGCGACTCCTGCCCTGGTGCGATGCCGAGCCCACAGATGCAGCACACCCAGCCGTGCACGGCGAGGGCCTGGTCGAGCAGGGCCCGGCGCTGGTCCCCCGACAGGCGGGTGTAGTCATCGGCCACGGGTACCCCCTCGAGCAGGGGTGCCCCCCTCCCTCGCGGGGGTGCCCCGCTTGCGTGAGGGGGTGCCCTGCTCACGGGCCAGCATCCACGCCTGCACGCGGGCGGGGTGGTAGCGGACAGTGCGACCGAACAGCAGGTGCGGCGGGCCGTCGCCCGACACGCGCCAGCGCTTGATCGTGCGGTCCGTGACGCCGAGCAGCTCGGCCAGCTCCTCGGTCGTCATCAGGCGGGCGGGCCTGCTCGGCGTCGCGGTCATCGGGTGGTCTCCTGGTCGGGGTCGATCTTGCGGGCGGCGATGGTGAGCAGGTCGGCGGCGTCGCGGACGAGCCGGAGGGTGTCGAGGGTGATCGGTGCGCCGAGCAGCGCGTCGGCGCGGAGCTCGTCGCGGGTGACCTCGAGCGTGCCGGCGAGGCTGTGGAGCTCGTCGCGGTGCTGCCGGAGGTGCTCGCGGGACTCGGGTGCGAGGGGCATCGCGGCGCCCTCGGTGCGGGCGGTCACAGCGCGACCGCCAGGGCGAGCAGGCCGAGCAGCGTCAGCAGCGACAGGGCCACGAGGTCGAGGGGCCGGCGGTTCATCGCTGCTGCCCGTCGATGATCCACGCGGCGACCTTGACGGCGAGTAGGGAGCCAGCGTGCGGGAACAGCTTGTGCGCGAGCTCGAGCGCCCACGCGCGGTCGAGCTGCGCCCGCTCGGTCGGGTCGTCGCGGTCGCGGTGCTCGTCCACGTCCTCGGGGCTGTCGGCCTCGGGCACCTCGCGGTCGATGAGTGCTGCGGTCACGCCGCCCTCGGCGTAGTCGGGCCGGAGGGTGTCTGCCACGAAGTCGGGCGCGGTCTCGCGGAGGTAGGCGCGCATCGCGTCGGGGTCGCTGCGGTCGATCATGGCGAGCAGCTCGGCGGTAGGGATCGACACGGGGCCGGTCCGGTGTCCATCGCGCTGGGCGACGGTGTGGAGGATCGTGCTGTTGGCGAAGGCGGTGAGTCGGAGGGCGGTCCCGGCGGCGTTGTCGGCGTAGGCCTGAGTCTCATCATTCATCGGGTGTCTCCTGGTGCTGGTGGTGGAGTAGGGCGCGGATCTCGGCGAGAGCGGCCTCGCGGGCGAGGGCGATGCGACCGCCCTGGTCGAACAGCGAGCAGCGGGGGTTGCAGCAGATCGCGTCGCGGTTCTGTCGTCGTCCACAGGCAGGGCAGGCGGTGAGCGGTGCGGCGCTGGTGATGCGGGTCTGATGCGGCATGTCGTGTCCTCCTGTCTGTGATCGGTGTTGGTGGTCGGTGTCTCGGGTGGTTCAGGTGGGCGTCCCCGGCTGGTGGGGGCGGCTGCGCCCTGGTGGGCCGGTGCCGTGGTGGTGGTTGCGTGGGTAGTGGTGTTGGAGGGGTGATCTGCCTGTTCTCTTGTGGTGCTGCTGGTGGGGGCTGGTGGCCCCGCACCTTGGGAGGGAGTGAAGGGAGTGAGTGGAGGGAGAGTGGTCCCCCCGTGGTTCGGGGAGGACCACTGCACCTCGGTCGGTCGTTCGGTCGATCGCCTCGGTCGGTAGGTCACCTACGGGGATTAGTCGCTGGTCAGGGCCGGGATGTTGAGCAGGTCGTGGGAGGGGTGCTGGTGATCGTCCGGGCCTGCCTTGACCGATCGCGCCTACTCATCGGAGCCGGAGCACTGAATGAGGGGGTCCGTCACCCCTGAGCCCTTGTGCAGTCGGCTCGTGCGCGTCCCGGTGTCTCGCCCTGGGCAGTCGCCCCGCTCAGCGCGCGGGGATGCGATGGAGTTGTCAGCAGGCCCGTCACGGGGGGTCGTGGGCGCGTGAGGGGGCGGTCATGCGGCCACCTCCCCGAACAGCGAGAGCTGCATGGGCTGTGAGCCGGGGTGTCCGTCGCGGTCGCACTGGCAGCGCCACTCGTGCGTGCCGGCGGCGTAGACGGGCGCGAGGGCCTTGTGCTTCGCGTTGGTCAGCCAGGTGTTGGTGCCGTCGCGGCCGTAGGCGGGAGTGCCGCCGTCGCGGACGAACGCGCACCGGTCGTGCCGTCCGTCGATGCAGTGGCCGCACGAGCCCCACGTGCAGGGGCACTTGAGCAGTGCGCCGGCCATCGCCCGTGCGGCGATGTAGGAGGGCCACGCGGGCCACTCGGGTTCCTCGACCTGGTTGAGTGCCCTCATCGGGTCACCCCGTGGCGCTCGAGCGCGGCGCGGAGCTGCAGCACCTCGACGCGGCGCTGTGCGGCGCCGGGCTGTCGGCGGGCCACGGCCTTCTCGAGCACGCGGGCGCGCTTGTCGAGCAGGTCGAGCACGGCGTCGGCGTGGATGCGGTCGCACGGGGCCGGCGCGGGGCGGCGGTGCGGGGAGACGGGCTCGCCGGTCCGCTTGCTCTCGCGGTACATGCGGTTCTGCTCGGCTCGGGCGGCGCGGCAGTCCTCGCACCGGCACCCTCGGGCGTAGCGGGCCGTGGTGCCGTGCTCGGGGGCGGGGCGGGGCTCGCGGGCGGGACGGGGCCGCGCGGCGCGGCGGGTGGCCGCGGCGGCGGCGTGAGCGGCGCGGCAGTCCTTGCACCGGCACCCGTGGTACCTGTAGCCGGACTGCGTGCCGTGCGTCATGGTGCGGGCGGTCATCGCTCGCGCCCGTCGCGGGAGAGCACGGCGAGGCCGACCACGGCCCCGACGACGCTGCCGAGGATCATCGCGGCGCTGAGGATCGTCTCGAGCTCGTGCGCGCTCATCGCTGCGCCTCGGCGGTGCGCTCGGCGGCGAGGGCCTCGATCTGCTCGGCGTCGAACAGATACGCGCCGTTGCGGCCGGGGAGCTGCCCGATCGGCACCAGCTTGCCGTTGTCTACCCGCTGGCGGACCGTCGAGCGGGCGATCCCGAGCAGCTCGGCGACCTCGGTGGTCGTGATCGGGCGAACCGTAGTGTGCATGGGCACACTTCTACAGTAAGGGTGCTCACGCCGTCAAGTGTTCACACGCACACAATGGTGTCTGCACCTGTTGCGTAGGGGGCGTGCGACCTAGAGTGGGCACATGAGCATTAGTTACCAGCCGGGAACTGTCCCGTCCTTCACGGTGGCCGACCGTCTGCGCAAGGCGCGCGAGGTCACCGGCATGGACCAGGCCGAGTTTGCCGAGCACGCCGGCCTGTCGCGCACCGGCGTGAGCAAGGCCGAGCGGGGCGAGAGCACGCCGCGCCGCTCGACGCTCAAGCTTTGGGCGCTCGCGTCGGGCGTGCCGCTGTACTGGATTGAAACGGGAGTAGCCCCGTCACCGACTGGTGACGGGGCTACTGATGGGGTGCGCCCGGAGGGATTCGAACCCCCAACCTTCTG